ATATTCTCTGATGTCTATCAGGAAGATCTGTCGTCTATGACGGTCGATGAGCTGAAGAACAAATACGCTAACAAGTCCTTCATTCTCATGAGCGTGGCGCAGAGAAACAACGACGGCTGGGCTGCTGACATGTTCGGCGCATCAGAAGAGGTCGGAGTCTATGATCCGATGCTACAGTCTCTCCTGATGGGAATCGATGACGTGACCTTCGACGGCTTCTATCATCTCACACATGAGGTGAAGTACAATCAGATAGGACACGGAGCTATCGCTACTGACGAGACTAAGAACACTGGCACTTCACAGCGCACTTTCGCTGGCTACACATTCTGGGATCTTCATCCAGCATGGGACGTAGCGCCAGTCAGAAATAGAATAATGAGAAGCGAGTTCTTCACGAACCGCTACACTGTGATACTCAACTGTGGAAACCAGCTTCCGTGCTTTGGGGAGCAAGATCTCAGAGTAGGAGACATTCTGGACATCGACTACAGCTCAGCGCAGGGTCTGAACTCGAACGGAACATCTACGGTAGACAACGGAAAGGCAGTCCTTCACACGATCGACTGGATCTTCACAACTGGAAGCAACTTGACTATTCGTGCAAGGGTAGCTACTGACGCTATTCATCCGAAAGACACGGAGCCAAATCTTGAAGAGATAAATTCAAAGTAAGCTATGGCAGAAACATCAATCAGTATAGAAAAGAACAACTCTGGAATAGAGATAATGAACTCAGACGGCAAGTTTGAGCCGTTCTGGGGTCTGATCAAGAAGAAGTCTCACGGCTATAAGTTCAAGCTGAAAGACGGTCGTGAGCTGTCCTACTCTGACAATCACAGATTTATGGATGGAAACTACGAAGTCTATGTAGAGTCTGTGAAGGTTGGCGACAAGATCGCTGGATCACAAGTCGTTGCAATCGAGGAAGTGGATGACACCTTCTACGGGCCTTACTCAGTCCGTGGGCACATCTACAGCACAGTCGACGAACAGGGCAAGGCAGTCCAGCTTCATCACAACTGTGAGTTCATGGGATCTTCAACGACCCTCATCGACTTGGACAAGCTCGCTAGACTATTCCCTACAGAGCCGATAGAGTACAAGTATGGATACATGGTCTCTATCTGGGAGGAGCCAGTCAAGGGCGCTCTCTATGTGATGGGCGTGGACACGGCTACTGGTTCTGGTCTTGACTTCTCTGCTGTTCAGGTTCTGAAGCTCACTGCGAGAAACAAGTTCGAACAGGTATGCACATTCCACGATGACAAGATCACGTACACTCGATTCTGCCAGATCGTGAAAGATCTGAGCGAGTGGTACAACGATGCGCAGATAATCATCGAGAACAACGGCCCTGGCGGAAAGCTAGCAGAGGAGCTGTGGTACACGCTCGACTGTCAGAACGTCATCAACACTGATCCGCACGGCATCGGTACATGCGCTAACAAGTCGAACAAGCTAGAAGCCTGTCTTCTGCTCCAGAAGCTGATCAACACTGACGTTCTCGTGCTCCATGACTCAGCTACACTGAAGGAGCTATCAAGTTTCACAGAAGTTAGTCCGAACGTCTTCAAGGCGTCTTCTAACTCGCATGATGACCTAGTATCAGCCCTCTACTGGGCGTGCTACGCAACTATCCAACCTGAGATCGACTTAGACAACCTGAAGGTAGACCTTGAAAAGAGACAAGTTGAAGAGGAAGTGCCCCAAACAGTATTTCCGGACGAAGATGACGGAGTATGGACGTTCTGATGAGAGGAAGCCAAAGAAAGTAACTCAGAAGAAGAAATCTAAGCTGAGACACAGCCGTCAGTGGCACGAACTGAAGGTGAAGCTCATCGCCGAGAGAGGCAAGATAGATGAGCTTACTCTTCGTCAGTTGACGAAGGATGATAAATTGACATGTCATCACATGAATCTCACTGCCGAGAGCTACGGCGAGTTCAGCAACACAGATGACTACATGCTGCTCTCTGAGATGTCGCACAAGGCTATCCACTGGCTGTGGCAAATCACGAACGGCGAAGATTTTTCTATTTTAGACAGGATACGAAGCGTCCTAGAAAGGATGAAGGAACTAACTGATGAAGATAGCGGGACTAGATATGTCTGTGACCCACACGGGCGCCGTGATGATGGAGCTAGACCAGAACTTGAACATAGTGAAGACGGACTGGCTGACATTCACGACTACGAAGAAGTATGCTAGCGACAATGCAATCTGGTATGACAAGGATCAGTTCGCTGACAAATATGACAAGTACATGTTTATGCAGGACAGAATCCTGAAGTTCGTGGGAGATGCTGACCTCGTATCAGCAGAAGACTACGCATTCGGAAAGACTGGCGCAGTCGGCCTCGTGTTCGACTTGGCTGAGTTCGAAGGATGGATTCGTCAGAGCATCTGGCGCATGGGAAAGCCGATCTACCTCTACTCTCCGATGACAATCAAGAAGATCTTCACGGGACACGGAGACTGTGACAAGCTGTCTATGTGGCGTGCATACGACAAGCTCGACTGGGTGAAGCCTGATCTGAGCGCTATGCCACCAGTCGTGAATGGAAAGAAGGGAGCGCCTGGAACATCGGACGTTGTCGACGCTTACGCTGCTGCTGTCTCGCTGAGAACGGAGCTTCTCATCATCAGAAATCAGGGAGACGCTAAGTCCTTCCCGAAACACATTCAGGAGTTCTGGAAGAACAGAACAAGAACTATGCTACAGAGACCGAGAGAAACCTAATGGCAAAAGAATTCAACTTCAAAGACTTTGACGAGTGCCTGACGGGCATGAACCAGTACTGCCTCGAGACATTCAAGTGCAACACATCATCAGAAGACGACATAACTATCCATTGTGAAACTACTCATTGCGAGATGGTCAAGAAGATGGCAGCTGAGCATCCGAAGAAGATGAATCAGCTGAGACGCCTCTATGTTTCAGAGAATGAAGTCATTCGAGCTTTTCAGGAGCTTAGAGACACGGGACATTCAGTCTTCACGTTCAAGGATGTGAAGCATGAGTTCGACCACATGAGAGGTGGATGCCTCAAGACTATCGAGATGGACAAGGATCACGTCACAGTCAACATGCGCGCCTCTGTCATTCCTTGGAATCTTCAGTTCGATCTGGTATTGATTGACAGACTTCTATATGAGATGGACGCTACAGGCAGACCAGTAACGTTCAAGATAGGTTACATTCGTCCGAAGGTCATTCACTCGCTGTTCTGGTTCTTGAAGAACGGCTGGACGCCTGAACAGCTCGTCGAATATCCCTTCGGTAGAGCGTGCATCGGCGCTTATGGCCGTGCTATCAGTCCGAAGTGCAAATGGAAGAACTGGATCCGTTTCGCTGACAGAGTGGACAAGATACGCGAGCAGAAGAAGATTCCGCCTCTCGTTCCGATTCTCCGAGCATGGGAAGCTAAGCATCCTGAAGTGAAACCTCAGTCTGCGGGTGACTGAAATCTATAAATAAATAAAAATAGGAGTTTTTATGGGCAACTACAGACACAAGCTTCTCGTCGAGCGTGCAATGAAGAGACTGGACGAGAGAACCCCAATGGGCGCAAGCAATCTACACCAGAACGAATCAATCGCATACGCTGACCTCCCGTGGGCTGAGAAGACACAGACGACAGTCAACGAGGGAAAGGACTCTGAGAAGCTCTTCGGCAACAAGAAGCGTCTGAACGAAGCTATCGACCGCATGTTCGAGGACGCTGTCGAGATCGGCGCTAACCTCAAGACAGAAGAAGAGATGATGTCCAAGTAAGAAAATTTGGATTTTCTTGAGTTTTTACCTTTACGAATTCTCAAGAAAATCCTATATTTTACTTGTAAAACAAAAGGACAACAAGCTATGAAGAACAACCTCCTCGATCTCGCCAAAAACGCTAACACTCTCCTCGAAGTCCGCGACAAGCTCCTCGGCGACTGCGAATTCGAAGCCTACCGCGACGTGGACACTGAGAACTCTGGCTACTGGGTCAAGAAGACAATCGGCGACAAACGCGCTGCTATCGGTCTCTACATCAAGACTGGTCGTGGCATCTCCGTCAACATCAACACTCTCGAACGCTACGAAGTCCTTGAAGGCACACCTTCCTTCCGTGAAGTAATGGACAAGATCGGTCAGTTCATGACTGAACTCTACGGCAAGAGCTGGGACGTCTAATCTAATCTTTCTTCATCAGATATAAATCAAGAGAAGCTGGCAACGGCTTCTCTTTTCTATATTTTACTCAGAACTGTATCAAAACAGGAGAAACTAATGAAAATCTTAATCACTGCAGGTATGCACGGCAATGAGCAGTCCGCTTTGCTCGCTGTCATGAAGTATCGTGAAATGATCGCAGCACGCGACGACCTAGATCTCGATGTGGACTTCGCCATCATCAATCACTACGGACTATTCAACGACCAGCGCAATATGCGTGAGACTCCTCAGGAGAAGGTGTTCGATCCAAACCGCATGTGGGAACCAGTCGAGATCGCAAGTCTGTGGGGCAACGCTGAATCCGCTGCTGAGGCAATCAAGCAGAATCTGAAGAACTACGAGCTCGTCATCGACGTTCACAACTCACCAGCAATCAGTCCGTGCGTAGTTCTCAGCAACACCAAGTATGCGAGAAACTATGTCGAGTTCTGCAACAAGAACGGCATTCCGTTCGTCGCATGGGAGTCCAATACGCCGACCATCAAGCAGTATGCTAACGAAGTTGTGAAGATCCCAGCATTCACTGTCGAGCTGCCAGAGATGAACTCCTCTCAGTACTCGAACGTCCTCACCTCTCATCAGGCAACATTCATCGACAAGCTCGTTGAAGCGTGCCGAAAGGCTGACAACTGCATGGATCTCCCAGTCGCCAACAGGGCATATCTCGATCCGAGCCAGCTCTACTGGAAGGTGAAGGCTCACGAGAAGGGCGTCGTTGAGATGCTGGTTGAGCTCGGCGCAAGAGTCAAGACAGGCGATCCAATCGCAAAGATCCATCGTCTTCCATACGGCTTCTTCAAGAAGAACGCTCAGCCGGTTGCAACGCCTGCAGAGACTGTCATCGCTCCAGTGGACGGAACAATCATGGTCCTAGACAACATGGTTCGTGACAAGACGGACGATATTTGCTGGATCCAGCCTGACGTCGATCTCTTGAACGTGGAAGGATAAGTCACTTCCATACTAAATCCTCACGCTGTGAAGTCACCTCTTCACAGCGCTATTTTTGTGAAAAAGTGACTTTTACCATTTACGAATTCTCCAGAAATTCCTATATTCGATACGTAACCAAACAAAGGACCAGAACATGACACTTACTCAATACGAAGAATCCGTCAAATGCACACTCGCTTCTGAATACAATCTTACACCCGAACAGGCTGGAAAGGCAGCTTTCCGTCACTGCGGATATATCGCAATAGGCTGGGAACATGGCGAATCTGTCGAAAACGTCGCTAACATGATCCGTATTCGCGAAGACAACTTCAAGGCAATCAAGGCGGAAACTAAGGCTGCTAAGGTCGAAGT